ACGGGCAGGAGCCCGACTGGTTCAAGGTCGAGGCCTGGCGGGAGCTTGGCGAGGCCATGGCCGACACCCTGAAGAAGGGCGACCTGGTGGAGGTGACTGGCCGGGTGAAGTTTGAGACCTGGACCGATCGCAACGGCGAGCAGCAAACCACCGTGTGCATCACCGCCGACCGATTCGAGGCAATCCCCACCCCCGGCGCCCCGGCCGCCGCCACCAAGCCCGCCGCCCGTGCCGCCACTCCTCCAGCATGGGACACCGGCGACGCCAGTGACGAGGAGGTCCCCTTCTGATGTCCACCGCCGAAGCCCTGCTCAACCAGGCCGCCGAGGCGATCCGTGCCGAACGGCAGCAACTGGAGCGCGACCGCGCCGAGGTTGCTGCCGGCATGGAGCTGATGAGCGAGTCCTACCTGGCGCAGCTGGCGGAACGCGTCGGGGTCGATACCGGCACCCAACGCGAACGGCTCCGCTGCCTGGCACTGGTGGAGCAGCAGATCCAGCTGCTGAACCCCACCGGCGTCGCTGTCATTCCCCTTCGCTGCTTGCTGCAACAGATCAGCAGCGGCGAAGAACCCACCACCATCACAGGAGAGAACCATGGGTAACACCACCGCAATCTTCCAAGCTCCACCAGTCACCTGGGAGCAAATCGAGCACTTTTCTCATACGCAGAACGTATCCGCAGCCATCCTCGAACTCCGCGACCGCGTGGCGGCGCTGGAGGCCGCCCGTGCCGAGCAGCAGCAGCAGGAGGCAACTACCGAGGATTCCTCGGCAGCTCACTCCGAGCCCGCCAGCCCCGACGCCCCCCAGACCCTGCACGATGTGGCCTTAGCACACGTGGACACCCTCGGCCGTTACTTCGACATCCTGCCCGCTATCCTCGACACGATCCGCCGGGCCATCCGCGAGCCGATGGCGGGACCCGCCTGCCCGCACATCCGGAGCAGCGGAGACAGCAACTGGTGCGCCCTGGCGGAGCAGCAGGCACACACCGAACCCGCCCCCACCGAACCCGCCCCGCTGCCGCCGATCCGGGTGGGGCAGAAGTGGCGGTTACACAATGGAGAAGTCCATACAGTCACTCAAACAACATACGACACACACGCCGATGAACATACCGCGATGATTGGCAGCTTTGCGTATAGGAATCACAAGTTTGCGCGTTCTAATTATTTGCAACCACATGAACGAGACCTCGCCGAACTGATCGAAGACGCCCCAGCCCCCACCGAACCCGCCCCGCCCGCGCCTGCTGGTGGGCTGGTGGAGGAGATCATGCGGAAAGTGCCGGGATCGAAGGAAGAAGAAATCAAGTGGACGCTTGGAATTGTGGCGGAATGGTTGAAAGGGCGCCAGCCGTCACACGAAATCGAACTGGACAGCATCGATTTCGCGGCGTTTCTGTTGAGAATGGAGGCCATCCGATGACCCGCCTGTATTACGACGACGACTGCGGTCCCAGCGAAGAGGGATTGCGCCAAGGCTGGCTGCGCAGCGCTATTCGGGGCCAACGTGGTCAGCGATTCCTGCGCGATCTGGTGGCAGCACTCGATGCGCTGCCAACGCCTGAGCTGTCATCCGGTGCGTTGGAGGATCCCGAAACGGGTTGCTGCTGTGCGTTTGGTGCAGTCCTTCGCTTCAGGGGCGCAGAAAACGTGCCGCTCTGGTTTCATCCTGAGGAGGAGGACATGATGCCCGACAGCCTGGCGGAGCCATTCGATGTGTCAAAAACACTGGCATGGGCCGTGGTGCAAGCCAATGAAGAGATGTGCAGCAGCAACACCGAACAGGACCGCCGACGCCGATGGGCGGAGGTGCGCGCTTGGGCCGTTTGCAACCTGCAGGAGGCCATCCGATGAGCCGAATCATCAACGGCGAGCGCCGCTTCGGCTGCTGGGGCGGGTGCCCCAACGGCAAGCCAGAGGATCCCACCCGGTGCATTGAGGAGGTGTTGCCTGCAGGCGGCTCCTGGATCCCTCATCAATGCTGCCGCAAGCGCGGCCACGGCCCGGACGGGCTCTATTGCCGCCAGCACGCCAAGAAACACGAGGCAACCTGATGACCACCCCACTCCTCTCCCCCGCCGCTCAGGCGGTGCTGGATGCTTATCACCGCGAATTGCCGCCAGACGGTCATCCTGGTGGAATCTCCGCCGCCATCCGCGCCCTGGTGGAGCAGACGCTGCCGGAAGAACTGGAGCCGGCTCCATTGCCACCCATTCACGAAATGATTGAGAATCCTATGGAATCCATAGGACATGAAGTAGCGATTCTTCAGCGCCAACAGACCCGCGCCAAACAACTCGCCATCGCCGCCGAACTCGCCGGCACCACCACCACGAAGAAACAATGAAAAAGCTAAAAGCAGCCCAGGCTCGCGCCCTTATCGGAAAGACGGTTCCGTTTAGAAAGATGACATACATGGGTTATGTGTTCAGCGAGCGCGTTGGCACAATCTTGTCTGTAAGTGGACGCAACGTAGAAGTTGATCTGCAGGGATCGAAAGATTGGCTATGGCTTCCTGATTATTTGTTTGGCGACCCTATTTCTCTGGAGACTACTAATGACCGCTGACCCCACCCCCACGCACGCCGCGCCCAACTGGAGGGAGTTGTGCCGCGAACTGCTCGCCCAATGCGATGCGGGCGAAATGGCCCTAGTGGAGGCCATGGAAGACATTCGCGCCGCCCTGGCCACCACCCCGCCGGCCCCCACCCGCGAGGCGGCGCCGGTGCCCACAGACGCCGACCTGTACGACCTAGCCGAGGTATGCAACGGCGAACCGGTATCCGCCATGCGCCGGGCGCTCGAGCTGTGGGGCCGTTCCGACACCCGCGAGGCGGCGCCGGGGGCGGAGATAGGCGATGAGGAGCTGCTTCAGACCTATGGGAAAGCGAAGCGCGACCACTGCTACGAAGGGCCGATTGATGACTGGCCCAAGCGAGCCGAGCGGGCGGCAATCATTTGTGGCCTTCGCGCCGTCTGGGCCCGTGCGCAGGCCGCCCGCGAGGCGGCGCCGCTGCCGCAGGCGCCGACAGACGAAGACCTGGACGATCTTTGCGCCGAGTTCTCCTTCCTCACCGATGACGACGAGTCTCGCGACTCGCTGATTGAGATGTTCCGCACCGTGCTTGCCCGCTGGGGCGGCGCTGCGGTGCCGGTGCCGGTGAGCGAGCCAGTCGGATTCTTCCCAGTCGAGTACGCCGACGCCGATGGCGAAGGCATACGGATTTTGATGGAGCCAGCAGACGAGACCGGGCGGGTCTGCTGGACGGTCCGTAACTCACGCCACGTCAACCCGTGCCGCGAGTTTGCAACTCCAGAAGAGGCCTATGCCGCACACCGCACCGCCGCCGATCAGCAGGAGGGCCGTGCCGCCGCGGGGGAGGTGCAGCCGTGAAAATGAGACTTATCGACTGCGCTACCTTCGCCTCCATTTGTGCCTTGTCAATCGGCCTTTTTATTTCAATGAATACTCGAATCATAACTCGCGAGTGCGTTTCCATTGAGCCCTTGCCTGGCGATTCAACAAGCATTACCCGCTGGCGATGTGTTGAGCGCACAGAGATGCAGCCATGACCCCCATCGAGCAAAAAGCCCGGCGCCTACTCAAAGCCCTTGACCGCCTTCATATCGGCACAGATGACCCAAGTTCTGGCTTTGCTGGCTGGGAAAATGGAAACGGGTATCAAGTGGGAGACGAAATAGAGGCAGCACGCAAGTCGCTGGCTAGGGAAATCAACTATCAATCACGCCACAGCAAGCCATGACCCCCACCCAAATCGCCGCCGCCATGATCGAGGCCTACGCCGAGCGTTACGACCTCACCGGCCCACTGGAAGACCCCATCGCCCCCTGTCTCGCCGCTGCCCTGCGTGTCCTGCCACCAGAGGCTGACCTGCCCGCCCTGATCGATGCGTTGGAGGCTGCCGGGTGATCGCTGCACTGTTTGACACGCACCGAGAGCCACTGGTGACGGCAGGTCACATCCGTTTCCGCGAAGGGTGGAGCGCCAGCTACCTGGAAGCCGCACGCGCCACTGATCAAACGTGAGGCATTTGCCAGCCGGCTGATTTCGTAGTATGATGACCTTGGCCACCACAACACCATTGGCAATGGACCATTCTCAGTCCGCAAGGCGAGGTGCTCTGCCATGAGCATTGTCGCCTATCGTGATTTCATTGCATCTAAAGGCAAATTTTCGGGAGCAAAAGGATTTCGGCGTCATCACGACTGGAGTCTTTTTGCCCATCAACAGGCCGCCCTTGATTTTGCTTGCGAAAAAGGGCGAACGGCGGCTTTCCTTGACACTGGATTAGGAAAATCCAGGGTTGAAGCTGCTGCAGCAGCTGAATTTGCAACCGCGAGTGGCAAGCCATCGATCATCTTGACCCCGCTTGCGGTTGCCCGTCAAATGGTTCGGGAGTGTGCTGCCATCGGAGTTGATGCGCGGATTGTCAAAGATGCGTCCGACGTAGGATCTGGCGTCAATATCGCCAACTACGAACGGCTGCCGAAGATTGATTCTTCCATGTTTGGAGGCGTAGTATTGGATGAAAGCAGCATCCTGAAATCCTTTACTGGGCCAACCAAGCGCATGCTGTGCGAAGCATTTTTAGAATGCCCCTATAGACTTGCTGCCACGGCTACGCCTGCGCCAAATGATCACATGGAGCTAGGTAATCATTCCGAATTTCTCGGACACCTAGGCAGCATGGAGATGCTTTGCCGCTGGTTTGTCAACGATACCAGTACAGCCAGTCAAGATTGGCGACTGAAGGGGCATGCACAGGCCGACTTTTGGCGATGGGTCAGCAGTTGGTCACGCGCTGCCACGTTGCCGTCCGATCTAGGCGGCAATGATGATGGATTTATACTTCCGCCACTAAACTACGAACTGCATACCATTGCAGCAGATATTACTCAAGATGTGCCCGATGGCATGCTGTTTAGGATTCCCGATGGCAGCGCTACCACTATACATCGGGAAAAGCGTCTGACAATGGAAGATCGCGTGGCCAGAGCCGCAGATCTGGCCAATAGCGGCACTGATCCGGTAATCGTATGGTGTGAAACGAACGACGAATCATCGGCATTAGCAGCGTCGATTCCTGACGCCATTGAGGTGCATGGATCTATGCAGCTAGACGAAAAAGTCGCAGCACTTGACGCGTTTACATTTGGCGAACGGCGAGTGATAGTCTCAAAGCCAAAGCTGGCCGGGTTAGGCCTGAATTGGCAACATGCCAATACGGTCATCTTTGCCAGTATCAGTCACAGCTACGAGCAGCACTATCAAGCCGTAAGGCGTGCGTGGCGGTTTGGGCAAACCAAGCCAGTTACCTGTCACGTAATCATCAGTGACACAGAGGCCAACATATGGAATAACGTGCAGCGCAAGGCGTCTGACCATGCTCGGATGAAACGATCCATGGCAGATGCAATGAACGGCTATCAACAACAAGCCGAAAAAAAATCTTACACACGCACACCTCAAGTTACTCTTCCTGCATTTCTCCAATGAAACCTGACTACCAAGGCGACAAATGGGCCGTTTACGTGGCCGACTGCATTGAGATCATGAGCGGCCTACCTGAGGGCGTAATTGATCTGGCTGTATTCTCTCCTCCGTTTTCCGATTTGTTTGTTTACTCTGATTCGGAGCGCGACATGGGGAATTGCGGCAGTCACGAAGAATTCATGAAGCACTACAGTTATTTTGCACGCGCTTTATATCAAGCCATGAAGCCGGGTCGCGTTGCTTGCGTGCATTGCTCGGATCTCCCGGCTCGCAAAAGTAAAGACGGATTTATTGGCCTGCACGATTTTGGCGGTGACTTGATTCGCGCTCATCAGGATGCTGGATGGATTTATCACGCCCGCTGCACCATCTGGAAGGATCCGGTAATTGAAATGCAGCGCACTAAGGCACTGGGGCTGCTGTACAAGCAGCTCAAGAAAGATAGCAGTCGCAGCCGCGTAGGCATGCCGGACTATATGCTTTTCTTTCGCAAGGACGAGCCAAACCCAGACCCGATCACGCATGACCCCGAAGACTTACCTGTGAGTATGTGGCAAGAACTAGCTAGCCCTGTATGGATGCAAGTCAATCAAACAAAAGTGCTGAATGGCAGGCAAGCGCGGGGAGAGCAAGATGAAAAACACATTTGCCCATTGCAGCTAGACGTAATCGAACGTTGCATCACACTCTACAGTAATCCCGGCGATCTGATCCTTGACCCCTTTAACGGCATCGGCAGTACTGGGTATCAGGCCGTGAAAATGGGCAGGAGGTACATTGGAGTAGAGCTTAAGCCCGAATACGCCAAGCAAGCAGCCAGATTCATCGAACAGGCCGAATGTCAATCTGCGTCACTGTTTGAGCAGTACGAAACACCATGACCCCCACCCCACCCCCCGGCCGCTTCATCGCCGTCGAAGGCATCGACGGCAGCGGCAAGACCACCCTGTGCCGGGCTCTGGCCGACTGGCTGCCCACCAGCGGCCTGATGCCCCCCGGCGCTGAGCTGGTGGTGACCCGCGAACCTGGCGGGACACCCTTGGGCCAGGAGATCCGGCGCCTGCTGCTGGATCCACCCGATGGTGCGGCGCCATGCCCGCCGGCGGAACTGCTGCTGTTCGCCGCGGACCGCGCCCAGCACGTGGAGACCGTGATCCGGCCGGCGATGGAGGCAGGGCACTGGGTGCTGACGGATCGGTTCAGTGGATCGACGGTGGCGTACCAGGGGTTTGGGCGTGGATGGTCAGACAATCGACTGTC